CAATACGGGTTAGATGTCATATCCGGCAAGCAGATCGTTTGCCACCGAACTCGGCAAGCAGTTGAGCGACATTATAGAGACATGAAAACAGGCCACTTACGTGGCCTTTATTTTTCTGAGGCGCATGCCCAGCATGCACTTGAGTCGTTCTTGTTTTACCGTCACTCCAAAGGTGAATGGGCTGGCCAGCAATTCGAGCTGGCACCCTGGCAGCAATTCTGGATTGCACTTGCTTTTGGATGGATGCGCGCAGATGGCACTCGCCGCTTTCGTGAAGTGTGGGAAGAGGTGCCGCGCAAAAATGGCAAAAGCACCAAGCTTTCTGGCATCGGGTTGTATTTATACCTGTTTGATGGCGAGGGCGGCGCCGAGATTTACACGGCAGCCACAAAGATGGAGCAGGCGCGCATCACCCATGCCGAGGCCATCCGCATGGTGCAAGCCAGCCCGGCATTGCGCAACAGCGTTGGCATTCGCCGTGATGAGCTGTTTAACCCTGAGCCTGGCCGCGCGGATACATTTAAGCCGCTGGGGCGAGACAGTAAAAGCCTTGATGGTTTAAACCCGCATGGCGCGATTTTGGATGAGGTTCACGCTCATCCTAATAGTGAGATTTATGACGTCATCAAATCCGGCACCGGCGCACGCAAGCAATGGTTGCTGTGGCAGATTACGACAGCGGGTTTTGACCTTGCCAGCTTCGGTTTTGCGCAGCATCAATATGCCGAAAAAGTGCTTGATGGTGTGTTTGATGACGATGAGCTACTGGTCATCATTTACACGGTAGACGATCCAGAAAAATGGGATGACGAAACAGAGTGGGCCAAGGCCAACCCAAACTTGGGTGTGTCGGTTTACCTCGATAGCCTCAAGACGATGGCTGATAAAGCCAAGCGCCAGCAAAGCGAGCTGCCAAACTTTAAAACAAAGCGGCTCAATATCTGGCTGGCCGCTGGTGAAAAATGGCTTTCAGTCGATGACTGGAAGCGCTGTGGCGATGAGTCTTTAACGCTCGATGACTTTGCCGGTGAGCAATGCTGGGCTGGTCTAGACCTAGCGGAAAAATCGGACATCGCCGCCCTGGTGCTTGTATTCAAGCGGGGCGCAAAGTATTACGTGTTTTTCAGGTTCTATCTGAATGAATACCAGGTAAACATGCCAGAAAATCGGCATCTTTATAACTGGGGGCAGCAAGATTACCTGCAAGTCAACGAGGGTAATGCCACCGACTTCGACATTATTGCAGCTGATATGCGCGAATACGCTGGCAAATTTGACATGCAGGCCATCGGTTACGACCGCAAGTTTGCCGCTTATTTTGCGAATAAGCTGCTTGAGGATGGCTTGCCAATGGTTGAGATCAACCAAACATCAAGCAACTTCACCTTGCCGGTGATCGAGATTGAAAACTTGGTGTTAACGGGTGACCTGATTCATGACGGAAACCCGGTCATGACTTGGATGGTGAGCAACGTGGTGATGCGTGAATCAAAATTTAGCGGTTTGCGCCACCCGACCAAAGAGAAAAAAGAAAACAAGATTGATGGCCCCGTTGCCATGATGATGGCTGTCGGGCGTGCGCTGGATGGTGAAGGCGAATCAAACAACATTGAACAGGGATTTGTGGCGCTATGACTTTCTACAATGAGCAAATGGTGGCACAAAAGCATAGTGTTGTTTTGACCAAGTGGAAGGCAGAGCGCGAGGCATCACGGGAGGCTTTGGTTGTAAAAAACGCCACTGATGTCATCACTGTGCGTTCTGGTGATAGTGCTACCGTCCTTAATATGTTTAATCTTGAGGCTGGCGGCGTTGCGGTCACACCTCAAACAGCCTCACGCTTGTCAGCTGTCACGGCTTGCGTAGGTTTATTGGGTGGTGCGATGTCTACTTTGCCACTGCATCACTATGAAAAAGATGCAGAAAATGGCAGAAAACGCGTTATTGCCAGCACCCTTGAAACCATTTTTAACTCAAGCCCTGTAGCAAATTTCACTAGTGCGGCCATGATTCAGTTCTGGGAGCAATGCATTGCCTACCGTGGTGATGCTATCAGCTACATTTTGCGTGATCGTATGGGTAATCCCATCGGTCTAGATCCGTATCACACTGATGATGTGGTGTGGGATAAGGTAAAAGGCCAGTTGATTTATCGTTTTTATCCACCAGATGGAAGCCCGGCATTTAATGCTTATGCCGACGATGTGCTGCATCTGACTGGTCGCGGTTTTGACGGTGTGCGTAGTCGCAGCATTATCATGCATGATGCGTTTCATGGTATTGGCCTGGGATTGGCAATCAGCCGTTATGGTAAAAAGTTTTTTGAGAACGGTGCTAGCCCTAAGCACATTTTTGAAACTGAAAAGCAAATGGGCGAGACTCAAATTGATCAGTTTCGTGAATTGTATGACTCTCGCTACAGCGGCCCAGCCAATGCAGGTCGGCCAATGGTTCTGACTGAAGGCATCAAGATGCGTGAAATGAGCATTAGCAGTGTAGATGCTCAGTTGCTTGAAACCCTTAAATATACCGTGATTGACACCGCGCGGGCTTTTGGTGTGCCGCCAATCCTCATTGGTGCGCAAGAAACCACAAGCAGCTGGGGCACTGGTGTGAGTGAGATTAAGCAAGGTTTTGTTACCTTCACGCTTGAGCCAAAAGCCACCATGTGGGAGCAAGAAATCAACCGTAAACTGGTTTACTCAAAAAATGAATTTTTAGAGTTTCAGTTTGCCGGTTTCCTGCGCGGAAACACTAAAGAAGAAAACGAGGCATTACGCCAAGCAATTGGTGGTTCTAATGGCCCTGGCTGGATGACCATTAATGAAGTTCGTAAAACCAAAAACTTGCCTGCCATTGCTGGCGGTGATGTTCTTTATATACCGAAAGGTGTGACAAATGAAAAAGCTGCTGCAACTAATTAAAGACAACCTTCAGCAAGTCAATGGCAAACTGACCATTGTTAATGCAGATTCTTCTGAGCCTACCATTTACCTGTATGACATCATTGATGATTATTATGGGGTAAGCGCACAAGAATTCAGCAAAGAGCTGATGGCTTTGCTTGGCAAAACTGTTCATCTGCGTATCAACTCCCCTGGTGGTGATGTATTTGCAGCTGAAGCTATGGCAACCGCCATTCGTGAGCATGGCAATGTTCTGGCTCATATTGATGGTTACGCCGCGAGCGCTGCCACCCGCGTTGCCAGTGCAGCCAAATCAGTTGAAATCGCCCCGAGCGGTTTTTATATGATCCACAATGCCTGGACCTTCGCTTATGGTAATAAAGATGAGCTGCGCCAGACTGCTGAGTTATTGCAAAAGGTTGATGACACTATCATTGCTGACTATGCCCGCAAAACTGGCAAAGACGTCAGCCAGATTGTTGACTGGATGAATGCAGAAACATGGTTTAACGCTCAAGAGGCGCTCGATAATGGCTTTGTGAATAGCATTGCAAGCACAGAGCCTGAAACTACAAATGCAAAAGCTAAAAACTGGAACCTGGGCGCATTTAATAACGCCCCTAAAATGCCTGAGCCTAAAGCATCAAGCATGGATGAAATTTTGCAGCAACAAAGTGCGCAGCGACAAGTTAATGCCAATCGTCTGCGCCTGCTAGAACTCGCATAAACGCTCCTGCGTTTTGTGACAAACCCGCCACTGGCGGGTTTTTTTATGTCCGCTCTTAATGAAAGGAATCAACATGAGCAAAAACCTCAAAGCGCTGCGGGAGCAGAAACTGGAAGCTTCGCGCAAAGCCAATGCATTGCTGGCAGACAAAGGCGATCAACGCTGGGCAAAAGAAGATCAGGCCCAATTTGATGCACTGGCCGATGAAATTAGCTTGCTGGATGCGCAAATCGACGCACATCAAAAAATGCTGGATCAAACTGCAGAAGAAAACTTTGCCGATGCAGATGAGCATCGCGTTCAAAAGCCAGCAGCCAAAAAAGTGAGTGATGCAGTTCGTGCAATGGATATTTTCTTGCGTAATCAAACTCGCCATATCAGCGTTGAGGATATGGAATTGATCCGCAATACCATGTCCACCACCACCGGCTCAGAGGGTGGGTACACCGTGCCAGGTGAAATTGCCACAAACGTGATCGACTCACTGAAAGATTACGGGGCAATGCGTCGTAATGCCACACGTTTAGTAACTTCTGAAGGTCGCCCATTGTCATTCCCAACCTCTGATGGTACTGCGGAAGAGGGTGAATTGGTTGCAGAAAACACAAATTCAAATGATGCTGATATCCCATTTGGCACTGTGGCTCTCAATACATACAAGTTCGGTTCAAAGGTCATCACCATTCCTATCGAGCTGTTGCAGGATTCTGTTGTTGATGTGCTGGGCTTGGTGAATACGCGCGTTCGTGACCGTATTGGCCGCATCCAAAACCGTTTGTTTACAGTTGGCACTGGTACAGGCCAGCCAAACGGCATTGTAACGGCTTCAAGTGTTGGTAAAGCAGGTGCAACTGGCCAGACTGTAACAGTCTTGTACGATGATCTGGTTGATCTGGTTGATAGCATTGATGTTGCATACCTCAACGCAGGGTCTATGCTCAAGTTCATGCTTAACCAAACAACTCGCCGCGTTGTTCGCAAAATCAAAGATACTGCTGGCCGACCAATTTGGACGCCATCTTATGACTTGGGTATGTCAGCTCGCACGCCAGATTTGTTGCTGGGTTACGAGTTGGAACTCAACAACAACATGGCATCCCCTGGTGCAAACAACAAGTCTATCGGCTTTGGTGATCTGAGTAAGTATGTGATCCGCGACGCAATGGATATCACCTTGTTCAAGTTTGAAGATTCAGCCTTCATCAAAAAAGGCCAGATCGGTTTCCTGGCTTGGGCACGTGCTGGCGGAAACATGCCAGATGCAAGCGCATTCAAGGTATATCAACATTCTGCAACCTAATTGATGCATCGGGGCCCGGCGCCCCGATTTTCAATGTAATCGGAGACAAATCATGTCAAAAATTAAAGCACGTGTGCTTGCAGCTTTCCCGGATGGCGATAAAACCCTGCCGGTGGGTTGTATTGTGTTGGCAGTTGAAAAAACTATTGCGGCCCTTGAAACAGCTGGCCTGGTTGATTCAAATGCTGATGCTGTGTCTTACGCCGAGTCGCAAGGCGGTGAATCATTCGACCTGAGTGGTGGCGAATTTGATCAATCAGTGCAATCACGGATTGATGAAAACAAAGACAAAATCAAAGAAGTTAAAAAGTTAACAGAAAAACAAGCCACGGCAGCAATTGGCAAGATGAGCGCGGCTGAGAAAAAAGCCTTTGATGATTCAGGCCTCGATATTGATGCCTGGTTAACGCAAGAAGCTGATCAAATTATTTCGCTGGTGGCATCTGCTCAAAAATCGCTTGATGATGCAGAAAAGATTGCAGCTTTCATTGATGCTGAAAAACTGGCATTTGAGCAATCTGGATTATCTCTGGATGAGTGGTTGAATTTGGCTGATGAGGATCGCAAGGCGCGCATCAATGCCATGCCAGCTACCCCTAACTAAACCCCAGTCTGCAAATTAAAAAAGCCCGTTTTACGGGCTTTTTGTGTTTGTGTGCTGCCCCCTAAATTGGAGTAAACCAACATGACTATCAAATTTTTGTGCGATTACGGGCAATATAAAATCAATAATACGGATACTTTAACGAGTGCAGAAGAAACTGCGCTTGTAGCTGCTAAGGTTGCAACAACTAATTTGACTGGTGGTATTCCGTATGCCCCCATTTTCGATCAAACTATTGTGGAAGAGGGCAAGGCTTGGCGCTACATTGGGCAAGAATCTAGCATGCCAAAGGCGCAAGGCACTTGGCGCTTATTAGGGTCAAAGAACACCAGGGTTATTCCGGTTAAATCAAATAGATTCATTTTCCCGCACCCATTTATCTACGGTGTTGGCGAAAATATGAAGCAGATTAACGATGGTTATACCAATGGTTCTGGTATGGCCCATGGTGGATTGATTCACAATGGCGTAAATCATCTTGCCTTTGCTGGTCAGTTGGTCGGTCTTGATAAGCGTGGTAACCCTGTTATGCGTAAGCTGACAGATCGTGACGCAACGGCCGCATATGGCAAGATTTGTTACTTGATGGTTGAGTTGCCATACGAGATTGAAGCTGGCGATACCGCCGTTGAATCTGTGATGAGTTTCCAGAACCCACATAATGATACTGGTG